GTGAATACTTTGCTGTCGGGGTCCAAGGTGCGGTGACCGGTAGGGGTGCTGATTTATTAATCATCGACGATCCACATTCAGAGCAAGATGCTAATTCTCAAACAGCTTTTGATAAAGCATATGAGTGGTATACATCAGGACCACGTCAGCGTTTGCAGCCTGGTGGAAGAATCGTTTTAGTTATGACTAGATGGTCAACAAAAGATTTAACTGCACAATTACTCAAGGCTCAAGGAGCAGAAGACAAAGCTGATAAATGGGAGCTCGTTGAGTTTCCAGCTATTATGCCAAGTGGTAAACCTTGTTGGCCACAATATTGGAAGTTAGAAGATTTGCTTGCGGTCAAAGCTTCAGCGGGTGTTTCTAAATGGAATGCACAGTACATGCAAAATCCAACTTCAGAAGAAGGAGCTATTATTAAACGTGAGTGGTGGAAAGATTGGGATGAAGATTATGTACCACCCATTGAGCATGTTATTCAATCTTATGATACTGCATTCTTAAAAAAAGAAACTGCGGATTATTCTGCAATTACAACTTGGGGCGTGTTCCATCCAAATCAGGACTCTGGTCCAAATTTAATATTGCTAGATGCAATTAAAAAACGAGTAGAGTTCCCTGAACTAAGGCGCTTGGCTCACGAACAATATATGTACTGGAAACCTGAAACTGTTTTAGTTGAAGCTAAAGCATCAGGACTTCCATTAACTTATGAACTTAGGAAAATGGGTATACCTGTTATAAATTACACCCCTTCAAAAGGTAATGATAAGCACAGTAGAGTTAACTCAGTTGCACCATTATTTGAAGCAGGTCAAATATGGGCACCTAAAAGTAAGGAGTTTGCACAAGAAGTTATTGAAGAATGTGCTGCATTTCCACATGGAGATAATGACGATTTAGTGGATTCTATGACACAAGCTTTAATGAGATTTAGACAAGGTGGATTGATTTCTCACCCAGAAGATTATAGAGATGAACCATTACCAAGAGTAAATAAGGTTTATTATTAAAATGATTGAGAAAAAAATTACTTACGATATTAACATTGAAAAACCAAGTAAGACAAAACCTGTTAAACAAGGTGGCGTTTTAAATTACTTAGGAAAACAAAAAACAGTTAATGCTCCAGTTAAATGGAGATCATCTAAAGATCATCCAATAGCACATCTTTCATACATTACAAAAGATGAAGAAAAAATTTTAATAGATTTAAATTTATATGGTTCACTAAAAGGTAAACCTAACAGAGGTCCATTTGGACTTCCATCATTACAAGGATCTGGAAGTGGATCGGGAGGAGATGGGGGATCATCAGGCGGCGATGGATCAAGTGGAGATTCAAGTGGAGATGGGGATTCAAGTGGAGAAGGAGATAGTGGTCCAGGAGGATCCGACGATGGAAGTGGACACGGAGGACCAGGACCAGGAGCAGATTCAGATTCAGGATCAATGGGTGGAATAGGAATGGGAGATGTGGGTGGATTAGGTGTTAGTGATACTAGTGGTATGAGTGTTGGTGATGTTGCAGGAACTTCTGAAAATGCAGGTATGGGAGGTGTTGCAGGAAGTGCAGTTGGAGCGGCAGCAACAGCGGCAGCTGCTGAAGCAAATACAGGAGTTATGAGTACTTTAGCTAATATAGCAAACAGGGCAGTTCAAAATGCAATTAATAATCCAGTTGCAACAGCTATAGGAATTGCAATGGGGCCAGTTGCAGGTTTAGCTGCAAGAGGAATTTCTGCAGCAGTAGATGCTGCTAACAGAGGAGTAACAGGACCAAGTGATGATACTCAAGAATCAACATCAGTTCAAAGTGGACCAGCACAAAGTCCAGGAGGTGATGGTGGAATAACTACATTACCTCAGTATGCTCCACTTATTAATCCATATACTGGTGATAATTTAGTAGATGCTCTTGTTGCAAGATATAGAGCTAATCTTCCATATTCTTCTTTTGGAATATAATGAAAAAATTAACAAGAACTATACCACCTAAATCAGGTCCTACCCCACAGGGCTTGAATATTACATATAATAAGGTTAAGATAGTAAACTCGGAGAAATTAAATGGCAAATATAGAAAAATCACTTCCAAACGAAGTTACAAATAAAATCGAAATAGAAGGCCCAGAAGTTGCAACTGAAGAAGCTGTAGAACTTCAAGAATCTATTCCTGATGTTGGAAACACAGAAATTACTCCAACAGAAGATGGTGGTGTTGAAATTAATTTTGAACCTGGAGCTTTTAATCAAGGTGAGAGTGTAAACCATTTTGATAATCTAGCAGAGTTATTACCAGAAAATATTTTAGGACCTTTAGGTTCAGAACTTTATCAAAATTTTCAAGAGTATAAAAGTTCAAGACAAGATTGGGAACAAGCTTACACACAAGGTTTAGATCTACTTGGATTTAAATATGAACAAAGAACAGAACCATTTCAAGGTGCATCAAGTGCAACACATCCAGTTTTAGCTGAAGCTGTAACTCAGTTTCAAGCATTAGCTTATAAAGAATTATTACCATCAGATGGACCAGTTAGAACTCAAATAATTGGAAACTCTTCTAGAGAAAAAGAAGATCAAGCTATTCGTGTTAGAGATTTTATGAATTATCAAATTATGGATGTCATGAAAGAATATGAACCAGAATTCGATCAAATGTTATTTTACTTACCATTATCAGGATCTACATTTAAAAAAGTTTACTACGATGATTTACTTGGAAGAGCTGTTTCTAAATTTGTACCAGCAGAAGATTTAGTTGTTCCATATTCAGCAACATCATTAGATGACGCTGAAGCAATTATGCACGTCTTAAAAATTTCTGGAAATGAATTAAGAAAACAACAAGTTGCAGGATTCTATAGAGATTTAGATTTATTACCAAGTGATGATTCTGTTACAGAAGCAGATGATGTAAAATCAAAAGAGAGAGAATTAGAAGGAGTTACAAAATCAGGTTACGAAGATATCTTTACATTAATAGAGTGTCATGTAAACTTAGATCTCGAGGGCTTTGAAGATCGTGATCCCAATGGGGAAATGACTGGAATTAAACTTCCTTACATCGTGACGATAGAAGAAGGCTCTCGTGAAATTTTATCTATTCGTAGAAATTACGAAATAGGTGATCCTAAAAAAAATAAAATTCAATATTTTGTTCATTTTAAATTTTTACCAGGACTTGGATTCTATGGTTTTGGTTTAATTCATATGATTGGTGGTTTATCTAGAACTGCTACACAAGCATTAAGACAGTTATTAGATGCAGGAACTTTATCTAATTTACCAGCAGGATTTAAAATGCGTGGTATTAGAATTAGAGATGATGCTCAATCTATTCAACCTGGCGAATGGAGAGATGTAGATGCCCCTGGAGGAAATATCAAAGATTCATTTATGACTTTGCCTTATAAAGAACCTTCACAAACTTTATTAGCATTAATGGGGGTCGTGGTTCAAGCAGGTCAGCGATTTGCTTCAATTGCTGACATACAAGTAGGGGATGGGAATCAGCAAGCAGCAGTGGGCACGACCGTGGCTTTGCTGGAAAGAGGCAGCAGAACAATGTCTGCTATACATAAAAGATTATATGCTTCTTTAAAATTAGAATTCAAATTATTATCAAGAGTATTTAAATTATATTTACCTGAAGAGTATCCATACGATGTTGTGGGTGGAGAAAAAAATATTAAGCAAGCGGATTTTGATGATAGAATAGATATCGTTCCAGTTGCTGATCCAAATATATTTTCACAATCACAAAGAATTAGTTTAGCACAAACTGAATTACAACTTGCTCAATCTAATCCACAAATTCATAACCTGTATGAAATTTACAGAAAAATGTATGAAGCATTAGGAGTAAAAGATATTGATAAAATTTTAATACAACCTGCAAAACCAATGCCAAAAGATCCAGCGTTGGAACACATTGATGCTTTAGGTGGACAACCGTTCCAAGCATTTAGAGGACAAGATCATAGAGCACACGTTACTGCACATTTAAATTTTATGTCTACTAACATTGCAAAAAATAATCCAATGATAATGGGATCATTAGAGAAAAATATTTTTGAGCATATTTCTTTAATGGCTTTAGAACAAGTTGAGTTAGAATTTGCACAAGAGTTACAACAGATACAAATGTTATCTCAAAATCCACAAGCTTTACAAGATCCAGCAGTTCAAGCACAGGTTCAAGAATTCCAAATGAAATTGGAATCAAGAAAAGCAATCTTAATTGCTGAGATGATGGATGAATTTATGAAGGAAGAAAGAAAAATTACATCTCAATTTGATAATGATCCTATTGCTGCATTAAAAGCTAGAGAGTTAGACTTACAAGCTCAAGAAAATGCTAGAAAAAAACAAGAAGGTCAGGAGAGAATCAATTTAGATAAGATGAGAGCTATGATGAATCAGATGAATACACAAGAAAAACTGCAACAAAATGAAGATTTAGCTGAATTAAGAGCTGCAACTTCTATTGCAAAACAACAGTTTTCTAATATGGGTAAGAAAATACAATAATTATTGTTAAATAATAAAAAAGGAGTATAAATATGGTTATGAAAATTACAAAATCACAAAAAAAGATTGGTAAAGTAATGAGAGAGTTCAAAAAAGGAGAACTTAACATTGGTCAATCTTCAAAAAAAGTAAAAAATCCTAAACAAGCTATCGCTATTGCTTTATCTGAAGCTGGAAAAAGCAGAAAACAAATGGCTGTAGGTGGATTAGCTAATTCAACAAGAACTTTTACAGCAGATTCAAGATCAAAAGAAGTAAATCATTCTAAATTTACAAATGCTGAAGGTTATTTAGTTGGTGGAATTGATATTGAAATGTCAAAACCAAATGAAACTCAAGTTCAAGAAGTTCAAGGTCAAGGAAGTATTCTTTCAGAAAAAAGAAGATCAGCTAAGTGGTATTAAACCATGATTCAAATGTTAGGAGCTGTTGCACCTCTTGCAAAAATCCTATTTAACACAATTGAAAAATCAGTTCCTGATAAAGATCTTCAAGAAAAATTAAAAGCACAATTACAAACTCAATTACTACAATCTAATACAGCAGAATTACAAGCTGCAGCAAAAATAGTTGAAGCTGAAGCAAAAGCTGGATGGTTTGCATCATCTTGGAGACCATTATTAATGTATGTATTGATATTTATCTTAGTTTGGAATTATGTTATAGGACCAGTTATAAAAGTATTCACAGGAGCAGTTATCTCCTTTGAATTACCTGGCGACGTTTGGACTTTATTAAACGTTGGACTAGGTGGTTATGTGGTAGGTCGTTCTGCTGAATCAGTTGCAAGAACTATGGCGAATAGACCTGTATCAAACAAAGAACAAGAAAATGGATAAGGAGATAAAATGAGAAACGATTACGGTATAAGACCAAGAGATAAAATGATGAAGGGAGGAAAGGCTATGGCAAAAAATAAAAAAATGAAAAAAGCGGATATGCTAACTGCTAAAATGTCTAAAGACAAAAAAGGCAGAGCAATGTCAAAAGGTAAAAGATAATGGCTGGTCTTGGAATACAAAAAAGAGGAACTGGTATTGCAAGAGTTAGTCTTGCTAAAGGTGGAAAAGCATTTCCAGATTTAAACAAAGATGGAAAAATTACTAGAGCCGATGTTTTAAAAGGAAGAAAAGTTCCTGGTTTTAAAAAAGGTGGTATGTCAAAAAAAGCGGATATGCTAACTGCTAAAATGTCAAAGAAGAAAAAAGGCAAAATGATGAAGGGTAAAAGATAATGGGTGAGTCTAAAAGACAAAAATTCATTGATCTTGCAAAAAGAGGTGGTGGAAGAAAAGATTTTGTTAAACTAGCTTTTGAAGAAGGTTTAACAAAAAAAGAAACACCAGCACCTGTAAAAAAGGGAAACCTTGCTACTAAATCTTTTGCTAAAGCTTCTTCTTTAGATATTGATGGGGAAAAGAAAACAGAAATATTTAAAAATTTAAATAAATTAAACAAAGCAGGAAAATTATCTAAAGCAATTCCTGTAATTGGACCTGCTTTGAGTTTATTAGAAGCAGATGAATTAGGTGCAGCAGAACGTCCTTTATCTGATGAACAGTTATCAGAAATAAATCAAATGGAAGAATATAAAAAAGGTGGAAGAGTTAAAAAAGCAAAAGGCGGACTTATAAGAGGATTTCCTAAGATAGCAAAAAGAGGTTACTAATGGCCAAACTTTGTGCAAGAGGAAAATCTGCAGCTAAAAGAAAATTTAAAGTTTATCCAAGTGCATATGCTAATATGTATGCTTCTGCAGTTTGTTCTGGAAAAATAGTTCCGGGTGGACGTAAAAAGAAAGCAGAAGGTGGAAGTCTTTCACAACAAAGAAAAATGGTATCTAATTATAAACAAGGTGGCGTTGCAAAAGGTTGTGGCGCTGTAATGGAAAATAGAAGAAAAGTTACAAAGAAATATTAATATGGCAAATGGTCTTAGAAAATGGGTTGCTGAAAAATGGGTAGATATTGGATCTAAAAGAAAAGATGGTTCATTTGCACCTTGTGGAAGATCTAAAGGTGAAAAAAGAAAAGGATATCCAAAGTGTGTACCATTAGCTAAAGCTAGATCAATGTCAGAAGGTCAAAGAAGATCAGCAGTTAAAAGAAAAAGAGCAGCAGGAAATACTGGACCTAAACCTACTAACGTTGCAACATTTTCAAAAAGAAAAGATATGCGAACAGGAGGATTAGTATAATGGCTGGTGATAAATATTACAAAGCAGAACGAGCAAGACAAGCTGAATTTAAAAAATCAGAAAAAGAAATGGATAAACTTTATAAAGAAAAACTTGAGAAGGATAGAGAATTTGAATATCTTAATTCTTTATTTAGAGAAGATTCTACTAGAGAATATAATCCAGTTGAACATTATAAAGATGGTGGATTAGTAAGTAGAGGACAAGGAAGAGTTATTAAAACTAAAAAAACTAAAATGTATTAATATGGGTGATATTTCTAAAAGAGGACATGGAATTGAAAGACGTAAATTTGCTAAAGGTGGAACACCAGCTTGGCAAAGAAAAGAAGGTAAATCTGAATCAGGTGGATTAAATAGAAAAGGTATTGCATCTTATAGAGCTGCTAATCCTGGATCTAAATTATCTATGGCTGTAACTACTAAACCTTCTAAATTAAAACCAGGTTCTAAATCTGCTAATAGAAGAAAATCATTTTGTGCTAGAATGAAAGGCATGAAAAAAAGATTAACATCTGCAAAAACTGCAAATGACCCTAATTCAAGAATTAATAAGTCTCTACGTAAGTGGAACTGTTAATATAACCAACAAAAGGAGAAAGCCATGGACGCTGTAACATTTATAACTAAACTTCAGAAATTTATCAGAGATTCTTACCAAAATATTGGTGATGCTATGATATCTGGAAATGTTGACAATATGGAGAAATACAAGTATATGCAAGGACAGGCTAATGCCTACCAAACAGTAATTCAGGAAATCTCTAACCTGCTAAACAAGAAGGAGCAAAGTGATGAAAAAGGAAACGTTATCGACCTCGGAAAAGGAAGTACCAAAGATAAACCTAGGTCTTGAAGAAAAGTATAAAGAAGAAGCTAAAGCTGAAAAAAATAAGGAACCATTAAATCCAGAAAATATAAAATCTGTAGTTGATGAGTTACCAACTCCATCTGGTTGGAGATTATTAGTATTACCATTTACACCAAAAGAAAAAACATCTGGTGGAATTATTATTTCACAAGAATCTTTAGACAGATTACGAATCGCAACTAATTGCGGTTACGTTTTAAAAATTGGACCACTAGCTTATTACGATAAAGAAAAATATCCAACAGGCCCGTGGTGCAAGAAAGGTGATTGGGTAATCTTTGCTCGTTATGCAGGATCCCGACTACCAATCGAAGGCGGTGAAGTTCGTATATTAAACGATGATGAAGTATTAGGAACTATTCCTGATCCTGAATCTGTACTTCACTATATATAAACATAGGAGGAAACTATGCCAGAAAACAAAAATGAAAAGACCGTTGACATAGATACATCAGGTCCAGGAGCCGATGTCGAATTAGACATTAAGCAACCTGAATCAAACGACATTGAGGTATCAAATGATAAAGACAACGTTAAGTCCATTGACACATCTGCGGAATCTAATGAGCAGTTGGATGTTAAGGCAGAAAAAAAAGAGACAGAAAACAAGGACCAAGGAACAGGGTCTGAAGATACAGATAACAAGAAAGAATTAGAAGATTACAGTGAAGGTGTTAAGAAGAGAATAGCAAAATTAACTAAGAAAATGCGTGAAGCTGAAAGACAGCGTGAAGCTGCGAT